TCAACAAGTTCAACTATTGCTAATGATTATGATGTAACAGATATTCCTATGTATACTAGACCATCAATATACGGCGTGTTAGAAGTTATAAAAATCAATACAGGAAGGCACAGTATTAAATTTTCTCCATCTTTAAGTGGTAATGTAGCACCATATAAAGTTTCATTCGGAAGAATAAAAGGTACAGACGGAAGTAGTTTAACATGGGATGAAGTTGTCACTAAAACAAAGCCAAAGTTTAGTGGAATTAAAACTAAAACTATGCCGTCAAATACTTTAACTAATTTTGGTGCAACAGTTACTATTGATAAAACATCACAATATCAAGTTGGGTTTACAGTCGTTTCAAAAACTGAAATTACTGCTGATACAAATATGTATTATGATATTTGTGTTTATGATGTTACAGATAGCAAAAAAGTTCCATATTTTGAAAATAGTTGTTTAGGTTGGAAGCACAACCCACTTAAATCATATTTTTGTGAAAAAAACAATTTTATTTGTGATTTAACCGATGGACATACTTATGATGTGAGAATGTATACAAATGTTGCTATAGATTACAATGGTGAATTGTGGGTTAAAGAAGTTTAACAAAACAACAGTCTAAGGAGTAAAGAGTGTATAGAATCGTAACAGGGTGGTATCCTTCTATGTCAAGTGCCGAAAAGGTTTTTGACCATGTACGTGGTAAGGTAAATCATGTGAGCATAATTGAAGAAGGAAAGAGTAAAATAGTAGTGTTAGAATATAATGCTGACTTATCTGATATAATTTCACATAGAAACCAATATTTGAAAAAAGGAATCTGTTGTGGAATCGAAGTTTGCGTATAGAGTATTATATAAAGTATATTCAACTGAAAAACAGGCACTTGGTGATATGAAAAAATTGCCAAGTGTCGTGTCTAATCCTAAAGTTGTTTATAATGTTAATACTGATAGTTATCTATTAGTGTTGTATGAGTGTAATACAAGGTCAAGGGCTGAAGATGCTATGCAATATTACAAAAAGAATGGTTGCTGGTGTTGCTTACAGGTGGTTAAATGAGTTTTTTGGATGATGAGATATTAAGACAGATAAGAGTAAATAGATTTCAAAATGGTGAGATTCTTAAAGTGTTAAAGATGCTTGATGAGTGTAACACTTATATCAAGGCTGAACTTAGGAAATCTCAAGGGGTATCAACTAAGGCAAGATATAGAGAGATATCTAAGCAATTAACCGATTTATCAAGACAGTTAAGAAGTAATGTTGATGAATTACTTAATAATCCAGATTTTATTGACAATGAAATAGAATCACAAAGAAAAATCCTTGAAAAGTCTGGTATAAAAGATATTGTTATACCTAACGCAAATACTATAAGAACTGCATCACAATTTACACCCTTTGCTGAATCAGCTAATTATGAACAGATGTTAAACAATATACAAAGTGGATTTTATAATACGTGGGATAATGCACTAAGAAGTGGATATATGACAGGGGAAACAACACCAAAGATAATATCATCTGTCATGGGGAAAGTTGCGAAAACTGCTAATGTAACACAATACGGAACAATGCAGACTTTATATAATAGCATTGAACGTAATACAAGAACTTACTTACAATCTTTAGCAACGATAACAAGAGAACGTATCTTTAAGGAAAATGAGAAGTATTTCAAGGGTTATAGATGGGTATCAACCTTAGATTCTAGGTCTTGTATTGTGTGTGGTAAGTTAGACAGTGAAGTACATGAATCTTTATCAGATTTCCCACAACCACCAATGCATTATAATTGTAGGTGCGTCATTGTGCCGATTACTGAAGTTGACTTTGGTTCTACTCGTGCAAGTGCTGATGGATACGTTGATGTTGATACAGATTTTAACACTTGGTTACAAAGTCAACCAGATAGGGTGCAACTTGAAGTGTTAGGCAAGACCAGATATGAGATGTATCAAAAAGACCACAACTTAACACAATTTGTTGCTGATAATCAGATATTAACAATAAAAGATTTGCAAGGTCTATAAAAAACTATTGACAATAAAAGATTGTTGTATTATATTCTAATCAAGGAAATAAACTCACACGTGCGAACGAGTAACAAGGAGAACGATATGACAATCACAGTGTTAAACAGTAGTTTTGAAGAAGTAAAGGTTATTAAAGATGTAAACAGTGTTAGTGTACATAATGATACTGTTTTATATTATCCAGTAGGTGTATTTCCTGAAGATATCAGTTTTGATGAACCTTTTCCATATAGAATTGACCTTAAAAAAGGTCAAGTGGTAAGAATGAACTAAGCTGACAGGGGATTTTTTAATCCCCTTTTTTTATTTATATAAAATATACTGTCCTTGATTTTTAATCTTTATTACGATATATTCTATATAAACAAAAATAAGAACCTACCTTTTTGGTTATTTCTCCTTTTTGTTTATTTCCTTACTGACCTATTCTTTGTTAAAGAGTAGGTCTTTTTTTTTATCTCGCACAAAAAATTAAAATATTTCGCACAAAACGACATAAAACTATAGACAAGATAAAAATACAAGGGTATATTTAATTAAGGAAATAAACTAGCACGTGCGAGAAGGAGTAGATATGAAACAAGATGAAATTGCTATGATTATTAAAGATGCTGATTCAGATTTAGTTATTACTATAGGTGATACTGAATATTACATCGGATATAAAGCATGGTGTACAACCGAAGAAGATTATCCTTGTGTTGATATTGATGATTATTACATAGAATCTGAAACAAGTAAAACATATAGTACATCACTTGATGAAAACTTACAAAAAAGACTGGAATCATTAGTAATCAACGATGCACAAAAAAGATACTTAGATGGATTATATGCGTAGTAGATTAGTACATAGAAAGTTTATTATAAAGATGAATAAGACTATTGATATAAACAATATCGATTATGTCGAACTTATCAAACATGGTTATATCATCTGGTACGATGACAAGAAAGGGGAATGATTATGAGAGATTTTTTTAATGATACGACACTTACATTTATGGCTGGTGCTTTAGTTGGTTTTGCTTTAGCTAGTTTACCAAGTTTAATTATAGCATTACAGGATTTAATAAATAACATCAAAGATAATAAAGGGAAATAAAAATGGATAATATAAGAGATGATGCTGGTGATTTAGTAAAGGAATATTTCAAACAGTATGGTGGATTTACTTGCTCATGGAGTAATGTAAAAAAGATTCTTGTTGATAGACTTACAGTAGAAAAGTATCTAATGGATAGGATTGAAGAACTAGAGAACGAGTTAAAAAAGTGAGTGTCCTACACTTATTAATCATATCAGCTATAATAGGTATCGTTTTAATTATAAATTAGGAGATAAAAAGGTTACTTGTTTTAGCTGGTATTTGTGATATCGGTGTGATTGTTTTTATTGCAATCATACTTGTATTAAATTACAAATATGATAAAAAGATTGAAGATATTGAAAGGAAATATAGAGATGAATGTAGAAATAATTAAAGATATAACTAGTGAAGATTGGATGCTGGTCAAGACATTAGCATTATCAACTTGTGATATGAAAGCAAAAACAGAACCAACTTTTGAATGGAAACAAAAAATATTAGTAGCAAGACATTCACCGATAAGAGAATTAAAGTTCATTTTTAAGTTAGAAGTGCCTTATTGGGTAAGTGTTCATCTATGTAGACACGTACACGCACAACCTTACGTAAAATCACAAAGAAACGATAGACAGAAAATAGATAATCCAGATTACGATAGAAATAAAGCACCACAAGATACAATGGTAACTATGTACTGGTCAGTCAATGCTGAAGAACTTATAACTATAGCACATAAAAGATTGTGTATGTTAGCAAGTAAAGAAACAAGATTGATTGTACAAGAGATATGTAATCAGGTATGTGATAAACATCCAGAGTTTAAGTGTGTACTTGTTAAACCTTGCGTTTATAATGGTTGTTGTCATGAGATGAAACCTTGTGGATATACTGATATCGTTTATAAAGTCTTGTAAGGAAATCAAAATGTTAAGTAAAGTAAAAAGTGTTTTATTTAGTGAAGTAGATTTGTCGTCAAGCATAAATCAATGGCAAAAAGATTTACTTGCTTGTATGGGTGTAACTGAATATACAGATAAAAAACAGATACAAGATGCTTGTAGAAGAATATTATTGTCAACAAGTGCCTTATATGATGAATTGGATAGGTGAGATATGAACGATAAAAAAGAAACAAATCATCCATCAAGATATAATGGTGGTAGTGAATATGAGTGCTACAAAGTGTTGAAACATTGGTTAAGTAAAGAACAGTATCAAGGTTTTTTACTTGGTAATGCGTTGAAGTACCTTTGTAGACTTGGAAAAAAAGATGATGAATCAATGGAGATTGATAAATCAATCTGGTATCTCAATGAATTAAAAAGTACATACAACACCGAAAATTAAATATACTTGACAATACCTATTGTCATGTATATTATTAAATTAAGGATTCTTATCAACGTTCTAAGAATGGCTACAGGTAAAAGGTAAGAATTACAATCGACATTCTAGTCAAGCTAGAATCCAACATAGGAGATATTACAAGGTTAAACAACGAGTTTTTGAACACAATTTTATCAAATGATGAAGTATCTTTAGAAGATAAGATTAGTCAGATTATTGCTGAACATGATGCTGACACACGTGGAATCGTACAGAATCGTGATAAGTTTCAACGTGAGTACAATGATGCAAAGAAACAGATTGAAGTATTAGGTACTGAAAAATCTGGATATGATGCTAGAATTGCCGAACTTGAAGATACACTCAAGAAAGCAAGTACAGATAACACTGCTACCAAAGAGTATTGGCAATCACAGTTTGACAGTCAATTAAAGGCTAAAGATGCTGATTATGCTAAGTTGCATGATGATTATGCTAATCTAAAAAATTCATTCTATACTAAGTTAAAGAATGAAGCAGTTCAAGACGCAGTTAAAGACTTTGTATTTTTAGATGGTCTTAAAGGTGGATTCGTAGCATCACTTCTTTACAACAATCAATTTGAAGCTAAAGACATTGATGGTGAAACAATTTTCCTAAACAAAAATAACAAAACTATTGCTGAAGTAGCAAAAGATTTCGCATTAACCAATGAAGGTAAAGCATACTTGAAAAACCCTTCGGCTGGTGGTGGTGCAAAAACTGATTACACTTCATCATCACGTGTAAACACTATGACACGTGCTGAATATGAAGCTAAGAATAGAGAAAATCCACTAGAAGTAAGAGAGTTCTTACGTAAAGGTGGTACAATTATTGATAATTAATAAGGAGTAAACAAGGGCAGTTTTAGATTCTTTAATCCCTGTTTTGTATGAATCACTTGATACAGTATCACGTGAATTAGTTGGTGCTATACCAACTGCAACTTTTAACGCACAGGCTAGTAGTGCATCTATCGGACAGGAACTTCGTATTCCTGTAACTACAGTAGCTACAGTAGAAGATGGTGGTGCATCTGACAGTGAACCTTCATCAAACACAAACAATCTTGAAAAAGTATCTGTTACACTTGATAAATGGAGAACAACAAAAGTAACATGGACTGGTGAAGAACAAAACTCACTTGGTGCTTTAACTTCTCCTATTATGCGAGACCAGTACACACAGGCTATCCGTTCTCTTGTAAATGAGATGGAAGCTGACTGTTGTAATGCACTTCTTGGTGGTGCAGTAGCAAGTGGTAACATCATCACAACAATAAATCCTTTTGCGTCAGACCTTTCAGATTTGACAAAGGCAAGAAAAATCCTTACAGATAATGGTTCACCAATTACTGACCTTAACTTCGTAATGAATACACAGGCTGGTATGAATCTTCGTAACCTTACACAACTTCAGAAAGTTAATGAAGGTGGAGAGAATACACTTCTTAGACAGGGTGTTCTCGGAAATCTCTTTGGTTTCAACCTTCGTGAATCAGCTGGATTTGCTACACACACTGCTGGTAGTGCATCTGGATTCCTTGTTAATGGTGATGTTGCTAAGGGTGAAACTGTTATCGCTATCGATACAGGTACAGGAACATTCAAGGCTGGTGATTTAGTACACTTCGGTGAAGATGTAACACACAAGTATGTCGTTAAAGAATCAGGTGCTACATATTTGAAACTTGCAAATGAACTTGTTAAAGATGTAGATGATAACAGTGCAGTTAATGTAACATCTAGCTATTCTGGTTCAGTAGGTTTCAATCGTGGTGGATTGTTACTTGCAACACGTGTACCTTATGTACCACAGGGTGGTGATGGTGCAGTAGATAGAACTTACATTACAGACCCAATGACAGGTATTACACTTGAAGTTGCAGTATGGGGTAAGGCTTATAAGAACACCATGACATTCAGTGCCGTATGGGGTACAAAGAATATCAAGGGTGAACACTCTGTTGCTCTTATTGCGTAGGAGTTAGCCGATGACAGTTAAGATGAAGAAAGGTAATCAGTTCGCTGATATCAATGAATCTTCTGTCAGACAGGCACAACTTGAAGGATGGTCATTAGTTAAGGCTGATGACCATCTTGATAGTAAGAAGTCTGAAGAAGTAAAAGAAGATGTTATAGTTGATGATGAAATTGCATCACCTAAAAGAACATCAAGAAAATCAAGTAAATAAAAGAAGGTGCTGAAGGATAGTAGAAACAGGTGATATCATAGAAAATGCAAACAGTTATGTTGATATAGACTTTGCAAATGCTTATTTTTCAGCACGTTCTGAATCTAAGTGGGAAACACTATCCGATTCAGAAAAAGAAGTATTGCTTATTAAAGCTACTGATTATATTGATAACATTTTTGAATACAATGGAAAAAAGAAAACTCAAGGGCAATCTTTAGAGTTTCCTAGAAGTAATCTTGTAGACCTATCTGGATATAAAATTGAAGGAATCCCAAACAAATTAAAGCAATCGGTGTGTGTTGCGTCATTGATGATGATTGGTGGTGATGAGTTGTTTACCACACAAGATTCAAGCTATGCAGTTACTTCAGAGAAAATAGGTTCTATATCATACACTTACGATACAAGTAAGGTTATTAAAGATTCTACCTTATCACAACAGATTAATGTTTTGTTACGTGGTTTATACAAAGACAAATCAGGTACAAAGCTTATAACAGGGAGAATCAAGCGAGTATGAATTACAACAAGATTGTTAATAAGGTTAAAAAAGCACTTCAAAAAAATGGCAATAAGTGTTATATCGCTAGAGAATCTGAACGTGTGTACAATCCACTTACTAATGAGTATGAATCTGAAGTAAGTGTTGTAAATGGTTTTGCAGTTCAAGACACTTTTGATTTACGTAATATTAATGGTACAACTGTTCAGATAGGTGATGTAAACTTAATGTGTTACTTTGATGAAGTACCTAGTGTAAATGAAAAAATACACTTTGGTAATAAAGAGTATACGATAATCAGCATTACACCTTTAAGTCCAGATGGTGTTGTTGATTTGTACTATATGATACAAGCGAGATAACAAGGGCTGGATGGTCTTTAGATATATCAGATTATTGTAAAAAACTAAGTGGTAAGGTTGAAGATGTACAAAAAAAGGTTGTCTTTGGTCTTTACAACTCAGTAGTTTATAAGACACCAGTAGACACTGGTAGAGCAAGGGGAAACTGGTTGGTGTCGGTTGATAAGGTAGATAATACAGTATCTAATGACACTGAAGTTAAATATAAGAGTGTTGAAGAACTACCAGAAATAAAAGGTAATACTACAGTTTATATCTGTAATAGCTTACCTTATATTAATGTACTTGAATATGGTGGTTATCCTGACCCTGTTAAGTATGGTTCGTGGGATAAAAAACAACATAAGTTTGTTATTAAATCGATTAATGGATATAGCAAACAAGCACCACAAGGTATGGTTGGTTTAACTTGTTTAGAGTTTGACCGATATGTTAAAGAATCTATCAAGGAGTAAACAAGGAATGAAGTTGACATACAAAAGATTTTAACTGACAGATTCAAAACACTTAATACCTTTAGTGGTATAAATTATATAACAAGTAATAATGTTGCTTATCCTAACGAGAAATTTACAGAACCATCATCAAAAAGATGGTTTGAAGTAAGTTTCATGTCTAATAGTCCTATCCCTATAACTTCTTTCAATGATGAATATGGAATTGTTACCTATACAGGTATTTTCCAGATTGATATTTATACACCTTTAGGAGATGGAGAATCTGAAGCTAATACGAAATATTCATGGATTCATAAACTTTTTGCTATGGGTGAAAATCTAGGTGATGTATCTATTGATTATTGTCAACGTGTTAAACAAGGTGCAGAAAGAACAGATGTGTATGTTACAAAGGCAAGAATAGCTTGGTCTTGCGTAACAGATAGATAATTTTATATAAGGAGAAAACAAGGTCAACTGCTATTACAAATGCAATTAAAACCAATTACACTTTATATCGTGCTAAAGAAACCGATGGTGTTTTAGACAGTTCTACAACACTTAAACCTATGAGATATTCTGATTGTTCGGTAACAGGTTCAAAACAAACAATAGAATCTGATGTTGTACTTCCAGAGTCAAGAATCAAGTCAATTCCAGAAACAGGTGTAGAATCTAATGCTGGTGATGTAGTAACTGAATGGAACATTGATGAACAGGATGATATGTTTGCGTCAGTTATGTGTCAAGATGACTGGATAGATGGAAGTGCTGACCATCCTGAATATGATGAATACAAAACACTTTCACTTGGTACAACTAAAACAAGTTATTCTTTAATTAAAAAGTTTACTCAAGCACCAGTTGAATATCAGCACTTTAAGAATGAAAGAATTAATCAGTTAGCTATTGCACTTGAATTAAATAGTTTTGCAAAACTTACATGGTCAATGATGGGGTCAAATCACCCAAAAACTGAAATTACTAATCCTTGCCCTTCTAATACTTATGGTTCAGCAAGTACAACAAAGTCATTCAAGACTTTACAAGGTAGTTTCAAAATTGGTGATTCTTATGCTGGATTATCAGCTTGTAGACAGGTATCTAACTTTGCTTTAACAATCAATAACAATATGGAATCAACCAATGCACTTTTCGAGACTGAAGCTATTGAGAACAGTCTTGGTGATTTCGTTGTTTCTGGTTCTTTCGATGTATGGAAAGCCGATGATATCTCTAGAACTTTGTCTAATGAAGCTATTGATGGTGCTGAAAAATATTTACAGGTTGCACTTGAAAGAGAAGTAAGTGGTAAGGTTTATAAATATATTATTGACCTTATTGTACACCTTGATTCTAGTGCTGAATCTAAAGATGGTAACAAGTTCAAGAACACTATCGCATTTACAGTCGGTAGAAGTGATGGTATCATCTTTACAAAGACTGTTAAGGATGCTGATTAAAAAAAGTTTTAATCTGTCCTACAAATTGAAAACGTCAACTTGTATAATGATTAAAGATTCAATCGGAACTTAACCGATAAGGAATTTCCCTTGATGGTACTGAAAGGTAAAAACGATACCACATATCGCAGTATGATGAAAAGGTATCATGTCAGCCTCCTTAACTGATATTTCTGGTTCGATTCCAGATACTGCTATAAGTAAGTTATTACTTTTTTGTTTTCTCGTTGGTAGAGAACTACCTGTCAGTGCATAGTGCAACTTTATGTTATACCAATAAAGCGATAGGTGCTAAGTCCTATAACTGACATAGGAGTGAAAAGATGGAAAAGGCAAGTCCTAGTGTACTAGCGATAATGACTATCTTACAAATCGCATTAATAATCTTAAAAATATTAAACATTATCACTATTAGTTGGTTGCAAGTTTTTACACCAATTTTTGCAGTCTTAATAGTTTTAGCTTTATTGTTTATGTTAATAGGTATCTGGTTTTTTAATTTATTAGTAAGTGTTGAAATAAAGACTAAAGAAGAAATTGATAAGGAGAAATAAATGGATTTAAGTTGTTTGGTAACTAAAGATTCAGCTGATGAAGGTAAGTGGTTTCAGTATAAGCAAGACGGAAAACTTTATGATTTTGGTTTGCTGATTTATGGCGAAGATTCAGATGTTGTAACTAACTTTTCAAGACAACAGTTGAAGAAGTTAGATGTAATGTCAGCCCTTTCTGGTAAGGCTAAAGAGTTTGATGAAGATGAAGTTGATGAATTACTTGAATCTAATGATTCAGTAATCTGTCGTATCGGTGGTATCAAAACATGGTCAGATGAAAAAGTACCTGTAGAGTTGCTTGGTAAAGTATTAAAGAATGATGCTGATTCTTATGCGTTTATGCTTGAGAAGATTCCAGCAGTAAAGGCTTTTGTACTTGAAAAGAGTAAGGCAAGAAAAAATTTTTTACCAGATATGAAGAATCCTTCCAAAAATCAGTAGAACGATTCTTCTTTTTACATACACAAACAAAAAGACAGATTGATGATAAAACCTTTGTGTATCGTTCAGCCTATGAAGATAGGCTACAGATAATATCCGAGATGGGAATAGATGAGTTTAATAATAATCATAACTTTGATGAATTAAAAGACTTACCTATTCCTAGTGGGTTTAATTATATATGGAATCTTTTCATGGATATCTATAGTAGATGTAAACCAGATGGATTAAGTGGAATTATCACGATTACATGGCAAGACCTTGACTGTTATATGCGAGTTCGCAACATAACGTTGCAACAAAAAGATATTGATTGTATAATTAAAATCAATACATGGGCTTTACAGGGAATAAGTAAGGCAAAACAACAGGAGTAAACAAGGGCTAGCAATGACATATCTGAATTAGTCATGAAGGTTAAGACTGATGGTGTAGATGAAGCTACAAAAAGTCTTGATGAACTTAGTAAAAAAGCAAATCAAGCTGAATCTTCATCTGCATCATTAGATGATATCTTTAGTAAATTATCCCCTTCAGCACTTGCGTCTTGTGCTGGTATATCAGCTTTATATAAAGCATTTCAACAATTAACAAGTTCTATATCTCAATTCACACAACAAGCTATTGGTATGTATTCACACTTTGAAAAGGTACAGACAGGATTGTCAGGTATTCTTGGAGATGCTGAAAAAGGTGCTGAGATGTTTGAAAAGTTGCGTCAGTTCTCGTTTGAAACAACTTTCGGTGTTGATGAACTTGCCGATGCTACAACACAACTTTTACAGTCTGGTGTTGTAGCCGATGATGTAACAAAGAAACTTACACAACTTGGAAACGTAGCTGGTGGAGATAAACAAAAGTTTGCTGAATTAGTTACAATCTTTGCAAAAATAAATAACACTGGAAAGGCTAGTGCTATGCAGTTACAACAACTTGCTTTACGTGGTGTACCTATTTATCAGATGTTAAAAGAGATGGGTGTTGAAGGCACTGCAAGTGCAAAAGACATATCAGATGCTTTTGAAAAGATGACTGAACAAGGTGGTATGTTCTATAACACTATGAATAATATCAATGAAACTATCGAAGGTAAACGTGGATTTGTTGATGATACACTTAAAGAAGTACAAGCTAATTTCGCAAGTGCTAGTGGAAGTGCTGAAGTGTTTAAGACTTATCTTGATGTTGCACGTGCAG